GGATCTCGATGGCGGGGATGTGGAACCCGCTCTTGGCGAGGGTCTTGGCAAGGTCGAGCGTGGTCTTCGTGGTCGCGTTCATGTTCGTGGTCTCCGTCGCGGGTTGGGGGGGCGGGGGGTGCGTTGGTCCCGCTCGCACATGACACACATTGGCCGGCTGATGGCCAACAGGCAAGGCGTTCAACGCTCATTTCTCGATGATTCTGCGACATGTGGGCAACTGCGTCCGCGATGTGGGCAAGTGTGCGCGGGAGGTCCGCGATGACTCCCGAACACGCGCCTAGTTCTGGACCAACGCCGGGGGGACAGGGGATGTCCCGGCTCAACCCCAACGCATTGCCCGTGGCCGATGCGGCCCGCGTGCTGACCCGGCTGGGCGGTAAACCCGTCACCGAGGCGATGCTCCGCGCCGACATCGATACGGGTGCGCCGACGAATGCGGACGCGAGCATGAACCTCGTGCATTACGCCGCTTGGCTTGTGAAGGAGATGTCTGCTGGTGGCGATTGACCCGCGCAAACTCAAGCCCGGTGAACTCGCGCGGCTGCTCAACAGCACTCCGCTGGGCGAGGTGGTCAGCGAGCGGCAGCTCCACCGCCATCGCACGCGCGCCGGGTTTCGTGTCGCAGCCGATGGCGATGCGGCCAAGGTCGATCTGTTCCGATACGTGGCGTGGCTGGTCGCGACACGACACGAGGCGATCGCCGAGGCCGCCAGTGCGCCCGAGGGATTGACCGGCTACGACGCGATGAAGGAGCGTGCCCGGCTTCGCAACGCGATGCTCTCGCTCTCGGGGCGGGACATCGGTGAACTGCCCCCGGTCGCTGACGCCGCTCGCAAGGAGAAGGCAGCCAGCGACTTTCGATACTTCTGCGAGGCGTACTTCGCGCCAACGTTCCACCTCAAGTGGTCGGACGATCACCTCAAGGTCATCGGCAAGATCGAGCAGGCGGTGCTCGAGGGCGGGCTGTTTGCGATGGCCATGCCCCGCGGGTCGGGCAAGACCTCGCTGTGCGAGGTGGCGTGCTTGTGGGCGCTGGTCTATGGGCACCGGGATTTCGTGGCCCTGATCGGCTCCGACGAGGAGCACGCGGCCGGGATGCTCGAGTCGATCAAGGCGGAACTGGAGAACAGCGAGATCCTCGCCGGCGACTTCCCGGAGGTCTGCCACCCAATCCGATCACTCGAGGGCATCCATCAGCGGGCCTCGGGGCAGCTCTTCCAGGGCAAGCAGACGCACATCGGCTGGACCGCCAAAGAGATCGTGCTGCCGACGATCACCGGCTCGGTCGCGTCCGGGGCGATCATCCGCGTGGCGGGGATCACCGGTCGCATCCGTGGCATGAAGCACAAGCGGGCGGACGGAACATCCGCTCGTCCCTCGCTGGTGCTGATCGACGATCCGCAGACCGATGAGAGCGCCCGCTCGCCGTCCCAGTGCGTCAACCGCGAGCGGATCCTTGCGGGCGCAATCCTGGGACTGGCCGGCCCCGGCCAAAAGATCGCCGGGCTGATGACGCTGACGGTGGTGAGGCCCGACGACCTGGCCGATCGCATCCTCGACCGCGACAAGCACCCGCAGTGGCAGGGCGAGCGGACCAAGATGGTCTACGCCTTCCCGGCTCGGGATGCGCTCTGGCAGCGCTACGCCGAGCTCCGCGCCGATGGACTGCGCAACGACCGGGGCACCGCCGAGGGCACCGCGTTTTACAAGCAGCACCGCACCGCGATGGACGAGGGCGCGGTGATCGCGTGGCCCGAGCGGTTCAATCACGACGAGCTGTCCGCGCTTCAGCACGCGATGAACCTGAAGCTCCAGGATGAAGCGGCGTTCTTCGCGGAGTATCAGAACGAACCGCTGCCGGAGATTCAGGCCCTCGACGATCTGTTGAGCGCCGAACAGATCGCGGCCAAGGTCAACGGGCAGGCCCGAGCCGAGATCCCCATCGGTTGCACGCGACTGACGATGTTCGTGGACGTGCAGGGCAAGGCCCTGTTCTACCTGGTCGCGGCCTGGGAAGACGACTTCACCGGGTACGTCATCGACTACGGCACCGAACCCGACCAGAAGCTGGCCGGGGGTTACTTCACGCTGCGGGACATCCGGCGCACACTTGGATCGGCGGCTCCCCGTGCGGGCGTCGAGGGGGCGATCTACGCGGGGTTGGAACGGCTGACGGAGTCGCACCTGGCCCGCGAATGGCGGCGCGACGACGGGGCGATGGTCCGCATCGACCGCTGCCTCATCGATGCCAACTGGGGATCGTCGACGGATGTGGTCTACCAGTTCTGCCGCCAGAGTCCGCACGCGGGCGTGCTTATGCCCAGCCACGGTCGGTACGTCGGCGCTTCGAGCCTTCCCTTCAGCGATTACAAACGCAAACGCGGGGAGCGCACTGGTCTCAACTGGCGCGTGCCGGTGGTGACCGGCAAGCGCAGCGTCCGGCACATCGTGTTTGACACGAACTACTGGAAGTCGTTCGCGCACGCTCGCCTGGCGGTGCCGATGGGTGATCCGGGATGTCTGTCGCTCTTTGGGAACAAGCCCGAGCTGCACCGGATGCTCTCTGAGCACTTGACCAGCGAGTACCGAGTGAAGACAGAGGGACGCGGCCGCACGGTCGACGAGTGGAAGGTCCGCGTCGATGGGCTCGACAACCATTGGCTGGATTGCCTGGTCGGTTCCGCGGTCGCGGCGTCGATGCAAGGCGCCGTGCTCTTCGGCACCGACCACAAGGCGGTTGTGCGTCCGAGGCTGAAGCTCTCGGCACTGCGCGGGAGAACCTCGTGAGCCAAAGGCCCGCCCCCAAGCCGATCACGCCGCCCGTTCCGAAGGGCATCTGCTGCCCCGGGTGCGGATGCCAGCACTTCGAGGTCCTCTACACCCGAGCGACGCCAGCCGGCACCATCCGCCGACGCCGCCAGTGCCGCCATTGTGGACGCAGGATCACGACCTCCGAACGACTTGGAGCGTGAATCCCCGCAGCTCGGTTCTACCGGTGGAACAACCTCCGCCCCGCCGCCGCTCACGCGGACAGGTTGCGAAGCAACGGCATAGGTAGCCAGTGGAGGCCCTGCGCGTCGCGGGCCGCGGAGTGCCGCCATGCCCGAGCCCACGCCCAACCTGGAACAGGCCATCCGCGACAACGCGGCCGGTCCTGCCAAGGCCGCGGGTGATTCCGGCAGCGTCGAGCAGCACCCGCTGAAGGACCAGATCGAGGCCGATCGTTACCTCGCGTCCAAGAACGCCGCGAAGAAGCCAGGCCTCGGCATCAAGTTCGCCAAGCTCGTTCCCCCCGGTTCTGTTTGATCGCCCATGCTGAAAGCCATCGCCAACATCATGAGCCGTATCGCACCCCATCGCGGGACACCCACCGCCTCTCCCTCCCCGACGGCGTCGCCCCCCCATGCTCCGCACGGAAGCGGGGCACGTTGGGGGGGCGGCGACCGTCGTTCGGTCGTCGCCAAGTTCGATTCGGCCAAGACCACGCCGGACAACCGCAAGCACTGGGCGAACGCCGATGGCCTTTCGCCCAACGCCGCCATCAACCCCGAGGTGCGGCGGGTCCTCCGCAATCGCGCCCGCTACGAGGTCGCCAACAACTCCTACGCCAAGGGCATTGTCCTCACGCTCGCCAACGACACCATCGGCACTGGTCCCCGGCTGCAGATGCTCACCGGCGACACCGAGGCCAATGCCCGGATTGAGGATGCGTTCGAGCAGTGGTCGCGTGCGATTGATCTGCCCGGCAAGCTCCGCACCATGCGGTTGGCGCGGGCCGAGAGCGGCGAGGCGTTCGCGCTGCTGGTCAGCAATCCGGGCATCGGTTCGCGCGTCTCGCTCGACCTCAAACTCATCGAGGCCGATCAGGTCTGCACGCCGCTTCTGCGTCGCGGGCGCAACGATGAGATCGACGGCATCACGCTGGACCAGTGGGGCAACCCGTCCGCCTACCGCGTGCTCAAGCGGCACCCTGGTGACTCGGGCGTGTTCCGCACGCCCATCGATGACCTCACGGCCTACGACACGTTCGCGGCTGCTTCAGTCGTGCACTACTTTCGCGCCGACCGCCCCGGCCAACTCCGCGGCATTCCCGACATCACGCCGGCGCTCCCGCTCTTCGCGCAGCTCCGCCGGTACACGCTGGCGACCATCGCGGCCGCCGAGA